GGTGGGTTTTTCAGTAGTAATGCACTATCTGGGTCGAGAGGATATTATAGTGGCAATCGGACATCTGATACTTATTATGCAATTTATCAAGCCAATTCATTCACTACACACTCAGTAGGTGGTTTTGTATCAGCTTCGTCATATGGCAATCCACCAAATATTTCATATTTTGTATTTGGTAAACAGGATTCATTCTACGGAAGCGCCTATAGTGATAAACGACTTTCCTTTGTAGCTTTTCATTATGGATTGAGTTTAGCACAGAGTTCTAATTTCTTTAATTTGGTGCAAGCAATGAGAGTTGGATTAGGCGGAGGATATGTATAAAATAAATCAAACAATAAACAAAAGAATAGTTATAATCATATGAGTGACTCAATTAAAATGACAGAAGGCGAACTCGCAGAAGTTCGAATGTTACAAGAAAAATTCCAACAGAAAATCTTTGAGTTGGGACGATTACTTCTACAAAAGAAACAAATGGACACAGCAGCTAAAAATCTTGCTGAACAGGAAACTAAAACTTGGGATGAATGGACCGGTCTTCAAAAAATGGAAAATGAGTTAATGGACAAACTTTTAAAGAAGTATGGTGAAGGTTCTCTCGATTTAGGCGCTGGTTCATTTATTCCAGATAAAAAACCAACTCCATAATATAGGATTGGGGGAGTGACCTATGACCCCGGATGAGTTCATTTTTGAGTATCTCAAAGCAGACCAAGACACAGGAGCAGGTTCGTATGAGAAGATGGTTTCTTTAATCAAGGACCTAAAATGGGAAAAAATCAAGCCTCAGATTCTCAAACTGCGATACTTCTATTTTCTTAGAACTGCATATTGGCAGATAATTTCCACTGAGGTAAAACGCCGTGCAAATTGGCGATGCTCCTGTGGATGTCGAGAAAATCTTCAAGTTCACCACGGCGAAGAAGGTAACAAACATCACGGCGAAGAACATTTAATTCTTGAAAAACTGGAGTGTTTATGTGGAAAGTGCCATGATGTTTTACATGAAAAATCAGTAAAGGTTGCTGAAAAGGCACGTCAACGTAATAATAGAAAAGAACAGATACTTGTCCAACTTCCATTTTATCCAAAAAAAGTTGATGAAATGAGCATCAGTGGTTCCTCCCGTAGTTTGACACGAAAATTGTTAGAGGAATTGGAACACGATAAAAAAGTCATTATAGATAGAAACCTTTACGAAGGATGGAAGATTCATCGCTGTACGTGAGAAACGCCCTCACAGAACCGGTCTGCAAAGGCGTTTCTCTTTAAGAGACGGTGGTGGTAGTCAAAAACAATGAACATTGTCATATTCCGACCACGCATCTCCATGCGCCATGTAACCAATTCTGTTGGTTTCCCAACATAGTATAAATATTGTTTTCGAAACGGAAAATCAAAATTTTGGTATATCGGGTTATGATTGAAAAATAACCCGCGTTTCTAAAAACCCAATCCTATTTATATTTAGTCATTCAATGAACCAGTTAAAGGAATAAGATATGCCAATTCAAGAAGGCGGACAATTTAGTCCAGATAGACGCATCGTAAGTCCGGGTGTATTCACCCGAGAATTCGACCTGTCCGGTGTAGCAGCAGGTATTGCTGATATCGGTGGTGTCGTAATAGCCCCATTCGCAAAAGGACCAGCCTTTTCACCGACGTTGTTCACAGACGTAAATGTTTTGCAAAACCAATTCGGCCTACCAGACGGTACCTACTACGGTCCTTACACGGCTGCAGAATATCTGATAGAGAAGGGATTGGTGACTGTCGTGCGTGTTGGTGGTCTAACTGGCTATGAACAGAAATATCCTTTTGCCGTTTGGGCAACCAAGGGTGAATATATCAGGAGTTCTTCTTACGGTGCTTTAAATAGTGGAAGTTCGTATCTCTATTTCTCCGGTAGTTCTGCGAACCAATACAGTGAAAGCGTAACTTTTTCTGGTAAAAACATGGCAATCAGTAATGCGTCCATTACTATTACATTCCGTGAAGACCCAGCAGACGATTATCCTCCAGTTCTTAATTCAAGCAGCGGTTCTCTCCTATATTCTGGACAGACGATTACTTTTGGTTTTGCTACTTTAGTTAACGCTTTAGCAAACGTTTCACAATCTCAGTTCTCAGCGTCAATCGCTAACGCAACGTTCTCAGCGTCAATTCAAGGACCAACGCCTATTACGTTCGCAGATGGAACTGCTCCATTCAAATCAATAACGATTGTAAGTGGTGCAATGTTTGTTAATACGGGGTCTTGTGGATTCCCGATAATTAACATCAATGGTGTTGTAACAGGTGCTTTCGGTCCATTTATCGGATTCAATTCCTTTGGTGAACCTACATTTGACCCATGTGTTCTACCTAGTGGTCAGTGGTCACAATCAGCGGCACAAGATATAAGACTCTTGGCTGTATTGGCTGATACACAGTATGGCGGTATTCAAGACCTTATTGCTCCGGGATTCTATGGTTCTACATTAAGTCTTACAGACCCAATCAATCCTGTTACAGGTGTAACTGATATTCCTCTGGACTTCACTTTGATTTTGAAGAACAGCAATAGCACTACGCCTTATGGATACTATGACTTCTCATTAGATAGTGGCGACCCTAAATATATTACTAATGTATTTGGTTCTGACCCAAGAGCAGGTGACCCATCAAAACAGGTGTCAGGTCAGAAGATTGAAGCAGCTTATTTGTATAAGATTTACGAAAATGCTATTGCAGAAGTAGTGTCTGACAAAGATGCCTGGTACATTTATGGTGCCGCACTTCCTTCTGCTTCGTTCGCTGGTGAACCAATGAACTTCACTGACGTATATTCTCGTGATTTGGCCAACGGTGATAGTGCATTTTCAATTACAAATGCAGCTACTCCTTGGGTTGTATCACAGAAAATTGCTCCTTGGGAGAGTGGTTCGGTGGATGCACATAGATTCCCATTGTTTAGAATCCTCACGTTAGCTGATGGAACTTATACAAATAAATTGTTTAAAGTCCAGGTTGAAAATGTAAAATTGGCAGGACACGTTGCAGGTAGTGACTGGGGTACATTCACCCTTACACTCCGTAAATATAGTGACACCGATAAACGTCCTGTGATTATTGAACAATACAACAATTTGAATCTTGACCCGGATTCTTCGAACTTCATTGCTCGTAGAATTGGTGATGGATACAGATACATTGACTTCAAGGGTAAGATTATTGAATTTGGTGAATTCGGCAACAATAGTAGAAATATTAGAGTCGAAATGACCCAAAACAATTATCCAGTAAGCGCAATTCCATATGGATTTGAGGCCCTAATTACACCCACAAACGGTGCTATGGGTCATTGGAGTCCTACGATGAAATACACCAAGGCTTCAGTTTATGGATTGAATCCTGGCAAGTATCCATCTGGTATCACATTTGACGACGCCCCAACAGGTGCTGATGACGAACTTTTCAGTTTGTATCCACAATCTGCAACGGGTGTTGGTGCATCTGCTGACAATAAGCAGTATTTTTCTCCAATTCCATCATTCAATTCTGCTGGTGGAAGCTATGATAGCATCGGAAGAAACGTAGTGTTCTCTCTGGATGAAGATTATCAACTCTATAGTGTTGGCACGGGTTCATATCTTGAAGGTGGCACAAACACCATTCCTACACAATGGGATGCTGTTAACGAACCAACTTATATCAAAATGAGAAAGTTCGTATTTGGATTCCAGGGTGGATTCGATGGTCAAAGCCCAGCAATTCCAGTCAACGTTGGTGGAAACATCAGCCCAGGCAACACTCAGGGGTTGGATTGCACAAATGTATCCTCAGCAGGTTCTATTGCTTATAATCAGTGTGTTACCGCAGTTGGTAATGCTGACGAGTTTGATATTAACTTGATTGTGGTTCCAGGCATCCTACACGAGCATCACCCATACATTACCAACTTGGTTGTTGATATGTGTGAAAAACGTGGAGATTGTTTCTTCATCATGGATTTGTATTCAGATGATGGAAACCCAACTAGCGGTCAGATTGACCAAGTTGTTTCTTTCGCTGCTGAATATGATACGAATTATGCAGCCGCGTATTATCCTTGGATTAAAATCCTTGATACATACAATAACAAGATTATCACAGTTCCACCTTCCGTTGTGTTGCCATCGGTTTACGCTTCCAACGATAAGGTTGCCGCCGAATGGTTCGCACCAGCCGGTCTAAACCGTGGTGGTATTCCAATCGCTACTCAGGTAACGGATAGGACCACACACGAAGAGCGTGATACTCTATACGAAGGTAAAGTCAACCCAATCGCAGCGTTCCCTGGTTCAGGTATCGTTGTTTGGGGTCAGAAGACTCTACAAAACGCTCACTCAGCACTTGACCGTGTTAATGTTCGTCGTCTCCTAATCAACATCAAGAAATTCTTTGCTTCAACCGCAAAATACTTGGTGTTCGAACAGAACGTTGCTTCGACACGTAATAAGTTCTTGAGTATCGTTACTCCTTACTTGGAGTCCGTTCAACAGAGAAGCGGTCTATACGCTTTCTATGTTAAGATGGATGAAACGAACAACACTCCAGATATCATTGACCAGAACATCCTATATGGTCAGATTTACTTGAAGCCTGTCAAGACCGCTGAATTCATTGTCTTGGACTTCAATATTTTGGCGACCGGGGCGAGCTTTCCGAACGCCTAAACTGATGCACGTTTAACTGGACACAACGAAAAAGCTTCAATCGTAATGGTTGAAGCTTTTTTGCTATATTTATATCTGTATATGATTAAGTTGAAATCTTTATTGTTTGAAAATGTTTGTTTAACATTGACTG